AATTCATATTCGTTATCACAATCTAAAATCGAACATTGATTCTCTAGGACAAGATTAACCATGTTGGGTTCTTTGTGTTCATAACAATATTGTTTTCTTTTATTAACAAATCCGTAAATAGAAACATTACTGCATTTTCTGGTTTGACATTTTTTCGTTGTAGTGTCAGTCATATTTTCTTTTTTATGTTCCCTACAATAAATACCTATTTTTTGAGTTGGAAAATTGAATGTGGGATGTTTATCACATTCATCTGCACGACAACGTTTTGTTTTGACATCAATCATATTTATGCTCTTATGTTTGAAACAACAAATTGCTTTGGTTTCAGTTGGTAAATTAAAACATGGAACTGTATTACAACCAATGAAAATGCAACGTTTAGTTTTAATATCAATCATGTCCTTCTTTTTATGGGTAGAACAATACATTTTTATTTTTTCTGTTGGTAAATTAAAATTAGCCGTTTTATTACAACCATCGTGAATGCAACGTTGTATCTTAATATCTAACATATTTTTCAATTTGTGTTCTGAACAATATAATGCCTCGTTTTCCGATGGTAGATTAAAATTAGGTATTTTATTGCAACCGTCATGAATACAACGTTTGTGTTTAATATCGATCATGTTCTTCAATTTATGTTTCGTGCAATATATACCAATCTTTTCAGTTGGTAAATTAAAATTTGGTATTGTATTGCAACCGTCATGAATACAACGTTTATGTATAATGTCAATCATGTTTTTTAGTTTATGTCCTGTACAATAGATCGGAGTAGTTTCTGATGGTAAATTAAAAGTAGGGCGTTTATCACAACTATCGTAAATACAACGTTTAGATTTTATATCCACCATATTTTCTAATTTATGATTTTTACAATATAATATTTTGATTTCAGTCGGAAAATTGAAACGAGAATTTTTATTGCAATTTTCATAAATACATTTTCTAGTCATATTATGTAATATTATCACTAAATCTTAATATCAATTTTTTTATATTTTTTCATAAAAATTCTATCCATTCTTTGATAGTTTGGTTATCATAACCTCTTTCTAACATTTCTTTTTTTACCACATTTATAAGTGCGTTACCATCATATTTTTCTTGTAATTTAATAATTAAATTACCGATCTGTTCATTTGAACTAATTTCTATCAAAATATCATCATAAAAACCACTAAGAATATTTAATAATCTAGTCATTCGTCCAGTCAAACATTTATTAATAGAATATTTTATTTCTTCTTCTAATATTGTAAAAAGTTCCATTTTATTTTTGTGTTTTAAAATACGATTAAAAACATAATGAAAAAGTTCTTCAAACGTAATTAAATACACACTATGTTTTATTTCGTGATCACAATAATGCAAAATTTCATTTTTAACTATTTCAGATAAATTTGATTCCAAAAGTTCATTTTTGCATTTTTCTAAAGGTATTAAATTACTATCTTTCATGATGTTTTCTAATGATGTCCTAAATGAATGTTGAACATTAGAATTATGAACATTTTCAACATCATAATAAACTTCGATTTGTGGTTCTATTTTTCTCAATTTATTTAACCATCGTCTCACTAGTATATGTGTTGGAACTTTTATTGGATTATTCAAATAATATATTTTTTTAATGTGTCTTAATTCTAACATATTTACAGGAAATTCTGTTATTTGGTTATTACATAAACATAATTGTTGTATTTTTGGCGGAAAATCTTTAGAATTAATTTTCGTTATTTTGTTATTATCCAAATTTAATATTCGTAAATTTGGTGGAAAGTTATTAACGGTAGTTATCAAATTAATTTTTAGGGCTAATATTTCCAAATCATTCAAAAAACTTCCATTGGTGATTTCAGTAATTTGATTATTACTTAAATATAAATTTTGTAATTTTTTTGGCATATAGGTACAATTTATTTTTGTTAAATTATTATTTTCCAAAACTAATGTTTGTAAATTTCTTGGAAAACTATTATGAATAATCTTAGTAAAACCATTATTTCTCAAATATAATTCAGATAATTTAATTGGTAAATTATTCACCATAGTTAGGCAATTATTGTCCAAATGTAATTTTTGCAATTTTTGTGGGAAATTTCCATATTTAATTTTAGTGATTTGGTTATGACACAAATTTAAAAATATTAAATTTACAGGAAAACTATGTGGTGTAAGTTCTTTGAACTGATTTTGACTTAAATCTAATGAACATAAATTTTCTGGAAAAATATTTGGACTGACTTTGGAAATTTTATTAAGACACAGATCTAATTTTTGTATGTTGTCAGGAAAACTATTTATGGCGATTTCAGTAATTTTGTTATCACATAAATTTAGATCTAAAAGATTTTCTGGAAAACATTTTCGATCAAATTTCAAAATTCTGTTATGTGCAAGATTTAATATTCGTAAATTTTTTGGAAAACAATGATGATCTATTTTTTTTATGAAATTATCTGCCAAATATAATACTTGTAAATTTTTTGGAAAATAAATACTAACTGAATGTAACATATTTAATAATCGTAAATTATCACACGTAATTTCCCCGATTAGATTACAAGACAAGTTTAATTTCAATAAATTAGAAGGAAAAAAACAGTACATTAAATTGATTATTAAATTATTGGATAAATCTAATTCTTGTAAATTAACAGGAAAACAATTTTTATCTATTTTTTTAATCATATTATATTGCAAATTTATTTTCTGTAAATTTTTAGGAAGACTATTTTTCCATAATTTAATTACTCTATTATTAGCAAAATTTAGTTCTTTTATATCATCATAATTTAATTTTGATTCTCGTAATTTTGTTAAAGAAATACAATCTACATGTCTGTGTCTAAGTGGATCATAAACGGGTATTTCATAATCATTTGGAAACATATTTTCTCTTATTGTGAATAATTCCATAAATATATAATTTGATTATATATTCATTATATAAATATTTACTCATTTTTCATTCTTGTAGGATATTTCAATTTACACATACCATCCTTATATTCAATATAATTATAATTAATGGCGAATATTTTAACAATTCCACAAGTTGGAACACCAAACGATAAATTAAGTTTAACGGAAGTTTTTTGTTCATCGAGACCAGAAAAATCAAGTGTTCCAGATGGTTGATGTTCTTCAGGTTTGAGTGCAAACGAATAAACATTGATACCACGACTAGAAGGAACGTTTGTATGATATTTATATGGTTGTATTGTGTTAAAATAATTGCCATCACATTTTTCAAATCTTTCATGATTACCAATGGTAAGTCTAGCATATGACACAGGATTTTTATTGGAAACATATCCATTCCTAGTGATAACATCTTCAGCACGAACAGTTTGATTATCTGTCCAATTACACCATTGATTATGTTTTTTGGAATCATCTCGTAAAACAACCCAAATTAGTTCCTTAACAGGATGATCGAAATCAAGATTAATTGAGATAGATTCAACAGGAACATCAATAACGACATTTTGGTATTGTAATTGTTCGATTAAATTATCATTTACTTCTTGATTTACTGCTAAATTTCTTCTTTCTTCAGTATCTAAATAAATATATTCCGACCACATAGATACATCTGTTAATAACATATTTGGAATTGGTTTTCCGATATGTGGTAATAGCAAATTTTCAAGAGAATTGAAATCAAGTTTTACTTTAACTTCACTAAATCCCAAAGAAATCAATGGAACACAGATATTATTCTTAAAGAACAGAAACGATAAAGGTATTCTCAATTTCTCAGGTAAATCAACATTACCTATCATTCTATCCATTCCTTTTTGTTTCCCAACAGGTAGTGATAAATCATTTAATATATTCATCCATGAACCGTTAATTTCTGATACAACTATTCCTCCGATACTTAAAGAGGCATTATTTATCAAGGCATGTCCTATATTATCAACCCAACCATAGCCATCTGGGAGTGATGGTAATGTTATTTCCAACCAAATCTCACGTAACAAATCGCCTATTCGGTTAATCGTGATTAATTTTGATTTTCCAAAAAAATTCATATTTTTATCAAAATCATTTTGTTTTGTATATTCAATTGAAAAATTTGTATGTTTATGATACACAGTTTTAAAATATGATATTTGTGGATTACCGATCAACATATCCACACTTTGACCACCTTGAGAAATTAATTGTATTAAACCACCACCCATTCTTTTTTTGTCATGTATAATAAAATAAATTTTGGTTTCAAACGCAATATTATTCCATTAATATACCAGCCATACCACAATCATAACGTATCATGTTGTAATTAACAGCAAATAATTTAACTGTTCCAGTAATTGCAGTGTCAAACGATAGTTCGAGAGTTACTAATTTATTTTCTGATGATAATCTAGTAAAATCGATAAATCCTGATGGTTGATATTCTTCAGGTTCAAATGCAAATGAATAAACATTAATACCTCGTGTAGAAGGAACATTTGTGTGATATTTGTATGGTTGAACCGTATCGAAATATTTACCATCACGTTTCTCGAACCTATTAATATTGTCCAATTTAATTGTTGCGTATGATACAGGATTACCGTTGCGGGTATCACTACCTAAAACTGTTTGATTATCTGTCCAATTAAACCATTGTTTATTTTTTTTGGAATCATCTTGTAAAACAACCCAAACTATCTCTTTGATTTGATGTGAAAAATCTAAATTAATTGAAATGGATTTTGTTGGTTCAGGAATATCAACATCTTGATATTGGATTCGTTCAATAAGGTATTCTGTTCCTATTTGTGCTAGACGACGCCGTTCTTCCAATTCCACATAAATATAATCAATGTATAAAGATGTATCTGTCAAAGACAAATCGCCACCGTTTGATTTTACCAATATATTGTCCAATGAATTAAAAGTAACTGATATTCTAACTTCGTGGAATGCTAATTTTATGATCGGAACACAATTATTATTTTTGAGAAGTGGAAATTCTAGAGGAATTTTTAATTTACGAGAACCATCGTTTCCTATTAACATATTCATTCCATTACGTTTTTCATCAGTTAATGTTAAATTATTATGTATGTTCATCCACGATCCGTTAATTTGTGAAACTATCTGACCACCCATATCAATATGTGCATTGGCTATCAAAGCATATCCTATATCATCCACCCACTCACAATCCACAGGTAATGTTGTTTCTAACCATAATTCATTGAACAAATCACCATATCTACCAACAATCAATTGGTTAGTTTTACCAAATTCAGAAATATTAGGAAAATTATTTTTTATTGATTCAATAGCGAAATTTGTCTGTTTATTAAATACACTAGTGAAACTAGATATTTGTGGGTTTCCTATGAGATATGAACTTTCGTTACCACAATGTGTAATTTGCATCAAACCACCACCCATCGTTTTTATTTATATTATAAATAAAAATTAATTTATGAACGTAAATGTAAATGTATAAATCAGTTCGTAAATTACTATAAATTATACGCCAATCCACACATTCCACCCGTATAACGAATACGATTATAATTTAAAGCGAATATTTTAACAGTTCCACAGGTTGGAACACCAAACGATAAATCAAGTGTAATAGGTAATTTGTCATTGTGAAGCCTAGAAAAATCCATTATTCCTGATGGTTGATGTTCTTCAGGTTTAAGTGCAAATGAATAGACATTAATACCACGACTAGAAGGAACATTTGTATGATGTTTATATGGTTGTACTAAATTAAAATAATCGCCATCACATTTTTCAAATCTGTCGTGCTCACCAAGAGCGATTTTCGCATATGACACAGGATTATCATTAACAATATATTCATTTCGAGTATTTACATCTTCCGCACGAACAGTTTGATTATCTGTCCAATTGAACCATTGATTATGTTTTTTTGAATCATCTCTTAAAACAACCCAAATTATTTCTTTAACAATCAAACCAAAATCAAGATCAATCGAAATTGATTCGACAGGTATATCAATATCAACCTCTTTATATTGTAATTGTTCTATTAAATTCTCAATAGGTTGCACCAATGTTCGTCTTTCTTTAGATACTAAAGAAAGACGCACCAATGTTCGTCTTTCTTTTGTATCTAAATAAATATATTCTGTCCATAATGATACATCATTCAATAATACATTCGGTGTTGGCTTTCCGACATGTGGTAACACCAAATTTTCCAATGAATTAAAATCAATGGATACCTTAATTTCATGATACGCTAATGCAACTATTGGAATAGTATTGTTTTTGAAAAGCGGAAATTGTAGGGGTATTTTTAATTTCTTAGGTGAATTAATATTACCAATCATTTTATCCATTCCTTTTTGTTTTCCAATTGGTAACGATAAATCGTTTAATATATTCATCCATGAACCATTAATTTTCGATATCCATTGACCACCGATACTCAAAGAAGCACTATTTATCAAAGCATGTCCTACATTATCAACCCAACCATATCCATTTGGAAGTTGCGGTAATGTTATTTCCAACCACATTTCACGTATTAAATCACTTGATCTGCTAATATTAGTTTGATAAGTTTTACCAAAAAAATTTTCTTCATCACGATTGCTTCTTTGTTTTATATAGTCAATTGAAAAATTTGTATGTTTATTATATACACATTTGAAATGTGATATTTGAGGATTACCGATTAATTTATTAGGATTACCAATTGACTCATCAGAATCGCAAATTACCAACGTGCTTACAGAACCACAACTAACCAATTGTATTAAACCACCACCCATTATTTTTATTCTATATAATAAAAAAAAATTAGGTTACAAACGCATAAAGATTTGTAAATATATTAAATATATGTCAAAAGTAAATTTATATGATCCTTTAACTAACACATTTGTTGTTGCAAGTTCGCTATTATATCCACAAGATGATACTTCAAATGAACAAGGAGGAATTGTCAAAAATAAAAAAAAACAAAAAAAAATATTGGAAAAAATACACGAAATAAAAGAGTTTATAAATTATTATAAATCAAGAGAATATACTTGGTTAAATGGTTCTGATTCAGGTTATGGTAGCAATACGGCGTATGATAATGATGACAAAGAAATATTCGAAGAACGCAAACAAAGAGATATTGATAGATTATGTAAAAAATTTACATATTATAATAATAAATTACCATCACATGTTAGGATTTCATTGGAAAAATAAAATGAACGATTGATTTATTGATAACTATCACTTATTTTGTATCAAAAAAAAAAATAAGTACCCGAAGGTCTTTTAATTTTGGTAATTGATGTGCCGATGTCATATGCTCG